TAAATGGTGAGCAATATCAGTTAAGGATATCTCAGAAACCAATGAATATTTCAGAAGCTTTTGCATATAGAAAAGCATCTATATTTCCACAAGGTATACTAAGTAAGCAACTAAAAAAGGTAGAAGAAAAAGAATATCCATATGAGCTTATTGAGTTAGAGAGAGAACAAGAAGGTATTATAGCAAAGAGAACTAAAAAACTTCCTATTAGTGAGTTCCCTGTAAATAAGAAGCAACATGATAAGACAGGTACTATTGTAGTATGGGAAAGACCAGCAAGTAAGAAACCAGAATTTGGTGCATACTATGCATCTATTGACCCTGTATCAGAGGGAAAGACAACAACATCAGATTCATTATGTAGCATATTTGTATATAAGAATGCAGTAGAAGTAATTAGAACAACAGAAGCAGGTGACACTGAACAGTTTATAGAAAAAGATAAAATAGTAGCAGCTTGGTGTGGTAGGTTTGATGATATAAATAAAACACATGAGAGATTAGAATTATTAATAGAATGGTATAATGCATGGACACTTGTTGAAAATAACATATCATTATTTATACAACATATGATTGCAAGGAAAAAACAAAGATACCTTGTACCAAAACAACAGATATTATTTTTAAAAGATTTGGGATCTAATAGAACTGTATATCAAGAGTATGGTTGGAAGAATACAGGAACACTGTTTAAGAGTCATCTTATATCATATGCAATAGAATTTATAAGAGAAGTAATTGATGAAGATTTAGATGATAGTGGTAATGTAATGAATCAAACTTTAGGAGTAGAAAGAATACCAGATCCTATGTTATTAAAAGAAATGTTAGCTTACTATCCAGGACTAAACGTGGATAGACTAGTTGCCTTTGGTGCTTTAATTGCATTTGCTAAAATTCAACAATCTAATAGAGGATACTCTAAAAGACGTGAATCTGAGTCTAATTCCTTGGTTAATCCAAATAAAATAAGTAAATTAAAGTATAGTCCGTTCAAAAATATAGGACGTGGAAAAAGCAGTCAACTAAGGAAAATTAGGAGATCTGGTTTTAAGAATTATAAATAAAATATCAAAGAATGAGAGTATTAAATGCAATGCAACTTAAAAATGGGGCAAAAGCAGAAAGTGGGCCTACGTTTTCAAGCTTAACTCAACCTACTCAATTTTTACCTTTTTCTAAAAAAACTGATGACTGGGCTGCCTGGAATTTAGATTGGTTAGAATTACAAGGTATAGAGTTCTTACGTTTAAATGCAAGAAGACTTCTTAAGAATTATAAACTTGCAAAAGGTATTATTGATAAATCAGATTATATTGTTGAACCAGACAATGACTATAAAGAGTTGATGGATGTATTAACTCAAGAGAATGATTCTGCACTTGAGCTTAAGTTTTATCCTATAATTCCAAATGTTGTTAATGTTCTTACAGGTGAGTTTGCAAAGAGATATTCTAAAGTACAATTCAGAGCAGTAGATGATACATCTTACAATGAGATGTTGGAACAAAAAAGAATGCAAGTAGAACAAGCTTTATTAGCTGATGCTGAGAAAAATCTTTTGATGAAGATGCTTGAGATGGGTATGGATCCTGGATCAGAAGAAGCACAAAAAAGTTTAGCTCCAGAAAATATTAAGACTTTACCAGAGATAGAAGACTTTTTTAGTAAGTCATATAGAAGTATGGTAGAAGAATGGGCTACTCATCAAATGAATGTAGATGAGGAAAGATTCCATATGCAAGAGTTAGAAGAAAGAGGTTTCCGTGATATGCTCATATGTGATAGAGAGTTCTGGCATTTCCGTATGTTAGAAGATGACTATGATGTAGAGTTGTGGAATCCGGTATTAACATTCTATCAAAAATCTCCTGACCAAAGATATATAGCAGATTCAAATTATGTTGGTAAGATTGATTTGATGACTGTTGCTGATGTAGTAGATAGGTATGGATATTTGATGGATGAAAAACAACTTAAATCATTACAAAAGATTTATCCAGCAAGATCTGCACAATATCAAGTAAATGGTTATCAAAATGATGGTGCTTACTATGATGCTACTAGATCTCATGCATGGAATACTAATATGCCTGGATTAGCATATAGACAATACACAAGTAATTATTGGAATGATCCAGCTGTAGGAGGAGATATTATAAGTGAGATCCTTGATCAGAGTGAAGATATGACACCACTAGATGAAGGTAACTTAATGAGAGTATCAACTATTTATTGGAAGACTCAACGTAAAGTTGGACACCTTACAAAAATAGAAATGGATGGAGAAGTTATGCAAGAAGTTGTAGATGAAACATTCAAGGTAACTGAAAAACCTATTTATGATACTTCTATATTCAAAAATAAAACTGCTGAGAATCTATTACAGGGAGAACATATTGAATGGATATGGATTAATGAAGTATGGGGTGGTGTGAAAATTGGACCAAACCTACCTGCTATGTGGAGATCCACTATGGGTGATAATATAAATCCAATATACATAGGAATAAATAGAACAAAACCTGGTAGACTACCTTTTCAATTCAAAGGAAACAATACACTATATGGATGTAAACTTCCAGTAGAAGGAAGAGTATTCTCAGATAGAAATACCAGGTCAACTTCATTAGTAGATTTAATGAAGGCTTATCAAGTTGGTTACAATATGGTTAATAATCAAATTGCAGACATTCTAATAGATGAATTAGGGACAGTAATAATGTTTGATCAAAATGCTTTACCACGTCACTCTATGGGTGAGGACTGGGGTAAGAATAATTATGCCAAAGCATACGTAGCAATGAAGGATTTTCAAATGTTACCGTTAGATACTTCAATTACTAATACTGAGAATGCAACCAACTTCAATCACTACCAGACTCTTAACATGGAGCAGACTAGTAGACTTATGTCTAGAATCCAATTAGCAAACTATTTTAAACAACAATGTTTTGATGCTATTGGTGTTAATCCACAACGTTTAGGAGGTGCTGTATCAGCACAGACAGCAACTGGTGTAGTACAGGCTATGCAACAATCATATGCCCAAACAGAAATGTACTTTGTTCAGCATTCAGATCAACTAATGCCTAGGGTACATCAAATGAGAACTGATCTTGCACAATACTATCAAAGTAATAATCCAAGTATTAGACTTTCTTATATTTCAACAGAAGCAGAAAAAGTTAATTTTACAATTAATGGTACAGATCTATTAATGAGAGACTTTAATATTTTTGCAACAACTAAAACTAATCATAGAGCTATCTTAGAGAACTTAAAGCAAATGGCTCTTACTAACAATACTACAGGAGCAAGTATCTATGAATTAGGTAACATTGTTAAAGCAGATTCTATTGCAGAGGTGACAGATATACTTAAAGATTCTGAAGTAAGACAACAAATGCAACGTCAACAAGAAATGCAACAAGCTCAACAAATGCAGCAGCAACAATTAGAAGCTAAAGCTAAAGAAGAGCAAATGAAGCTACAAGTTGAAATGGAAGAAAATGAAAAGGATAGAAGAAATGATGTATTACTAGCTGAAATTAGATCTGCAGGATATGGTTCTATGGTAGATATAAATCAGAATCAACAATCTGATTATCAAGATGCTATAAAAGAAATTAGAGAGACAACTCAATACAGAGAGCAAATGAACTTAAAACGTGAAGATATGGCTTCCAAACAAAATATGGAAAGTAGTAGATTAGACGTTGAAAGAGAGAAGATTGCTGCACAAAGAGACATTGCTAATACTAAACTTGAAATAGCACGTGAGAACAAAAATAAGTATGATACACCTAATTCTGAAGATAAAAAATAGGTGTTAGCTATATACTGCTAAAAACTTTCAATCTTTTTAAAATTTTATAAGTTTAATTAATAAAACATTTCTTATATTATATATATAGAAAGTATTAATTATTTAAAACCAACATAATTATGAGTTCAAAAGTAGAAACTATGGATAGTAAAGTTGAAACCTTAGACATTAATTTGGATGAGATTTTTAGTGGAGCACCAGGAGGTGATGCCGTAACTTTACCAGAGGAGAATAAAGATACTCCTAAACAAAATAACATCTTTACAAGAAAAGATAAATCTGATTTTTCATTTGCAGATCCAGATAAAGATGATGCAGATGATTTGACAGCTAAGGTAGATGAGAAGAAAGAAGAAAAAGTTGTTGAAGAAAAAACAGAGGTAACAGATACTCCTGAAAATGAAACAGAGGTAAAACAGGAAGCAAAAAAAGAAGGTGGTGATATTTTAGATACCTTAGATGATGAAACTGAAGAAGATGTAGAAAAATCTAAAAGAGGTAGAAAACCAATTAATGGTATAGCTGATGTATTTACAAAGCTAATAAAGGATGATAAGATAGTTCCTTTTGATGATGACAAACCATTAGAGGAATATACTGCTAAAGATTGGGAAGAACTTGTTCAAGCTAATTTAGAAGAAAGAGCTAATCAAGTAAGAAGAGAAACTCCAAAACAATTCTTTAACAGTTTACCACAGGAATTACAAATTGCAGCTAGATATGTTGCAGATGGTGGTAAAGATTTAAGAGGTTTATTTTCTACACTTTCAGCTGTAGAAGAAAACAGAGCTTTAGATGTAAAAAGTGAAAAGGATCAAGAAAGAATTATAACTGAGTACTTAGGTGCTACTGGTTATGGTACAAGTGAAGAGATCCAAGAAGAAATAGAGATATGGAAAGATTTAGGAAAATTAGAACAACAAGCTTCTAAGTTTAAACCTAAATTGGATAAGATGCAGGAGAAAGTTGTTGCAAAGAAATTGCAAGAGCAAGAAATGAAAAGAAAGCAACAAGAACAAGCATCTCAAGCATATATGAAAAATGTATATGATACATTGAAAGATGGTAAGATAGGAGAAATCAAAGTTGATAAAAAGACTCAAGCTATGTTATATAATGGTTTAGTCTCTCCTTCATATCCATCTGTAAGTGGGAAGAATACTAATTTATTAGGACACTTACTAGAAAAGTATCAATTTGTTGAGCCAAACTATAGTTTGATCTCTGAAGCATTGTGGTTATTACAAGATCCAGATGGATACAAAGCAAAGATAATGCAAAAGGGAGCTCAAGCAAGTGTTGAGAAAACTGTTAGAAAATTAAAAACAGAACAAGCAAATGCTGGTGGATCAACTTCATTAGGAGTTAAAGATAAAGAACCTGCATCTGCAAGAACAACAGGAAGAAAAAAATTACAAAGAGCCAACAACATTTTTAAAAGGATGTAAAAGAAATTTAATTAAGTAAATTAAATATAGAGTGAAAACAATTATTAACAATTAAAACAATCAATTATTATGGCAACTCCAGTTTTAAATAATGGGATTTTCCTACGTGATACAAGCTACAAAGCCAGTTCACATATTGATTCTTATCACCTAACCCAGATGCTTGGTAATGCTGAGCCTATGGATATGGGACCAATTGACTTATGGGCAATGACTCAGAAGGTAGAAATGCCTTTATATCAAATGGCTTCTTTTGGTGGAAAGAATACAATTCTTGTGGATAACGCTAGAGGTGAGTACAAGTGGCAAACTCCTATTGCACAGGATCTACCTTATATTGTTGCAGACATTGAGCCTGCTAACGCTAATAAGGGAATTGACGGAACAACGTTCCAGATTAAGATCAACAAAAGAACTTTTGGACATGGTGACATTATTACTTATGATAAGTATAATGGATTAGAATTATACATTACTGCTGCAGATATTATACCTGCTGGTGATGGATTTGTCTACACATGTCAATTAGTTAACAACAACAACTCTGCTGTTTTAGATAACAAGTACCTAGCTAAAGGAACAAAATTCTTTAGAAAAGGTTCTGCTAGAGGTGAGTATGGGGAAAGATTTTCTGACATTGATGATCAAAGGTGGTTTGAATGCTGATGGTACTGTACCAGTTACTGAGATTTGGAGAAATTTTGACAATGACCCAAACAATCCATCTGTACCTAGTATAGAAGGATTAGTAGCAACTATGGGTAAAGCTGGTGCTAGAGAAGCATTTGAGAATGGAACTCTTACAAGAACGTTCATTACAAATATGGAAGCAGCACACTTATCTAAAATTGCAACAGATATAGAAACTTACCTAATGTGGGGTAAAGGTGGTAGAATTAAACAAGACGGTCCAGATGACATTAGATTATCTGTAGGTTTATGGTCACAGTTAGACAACTCATTTAAAAGAGTTTATAACAAGTCATCATTTACTCTTGACATGTTTAAGTCTGAGCTTTATAACTTCTATCAAGGTAAAGTAGAATTTAAAGGACCAGATCCACAAAGATCACTTGTTGTACAAACAGGTATTGGTGGAATGCAACTTATCAACAAAGCAATTGCTGATGAAGTGTATGGTTCAGGTTTAGTCCAAAATGCATCTCAAATTGGTGCTGTAAGTGGGCAAGGTATGGATTTAGATTATGGTTTTGCTTACACAAGCTTTACTATTCCTTTCTTAGCAAATGTTAAGTTTGTACTGAATCCAGCGTTTGATAATCTAAATACTAATGATATTGAGAATCCATTAATTGATGGAAGACCATTAAGTTCATTTAGTTTTATTATCTTTGACGTTACTGATGAAGGAAATGATAACATTCACTTGTTAAAACTTTCTTGGGATAATCAACTTAAGTGGTTCTACCAAAATGGTACTATGGACTACATGGGAAGAACTCAAGGATTTGCTTCTACAGGACAGTTCAATGGATATAGAGTTTATATGACTCAGACCATGCCAGCTATATGGGTTAAGGATCCAACTAAAGTTCTTAAAATTGTAATGAGAAACCCAATTACGGGAGGATCATTCTAAGAATAATAATAAATAAGGGAGGGGAGTTAAACCTCCTCCCTTTATTTTTAACCTTTAAAAATTAGAAATTATGGCGGCACCAAAGCAAGTATATAAATTAAGTCAACAGTTTGAAAGCCCTGCTTATGAAGGGGCTACAAGAGCTCAGACAGGTAATGCTAGATTACTTCATGTAAATCTAGTGATTAGCTGGTTACGTGATCTTGCTGGTTCTGATACATATGCAGATGAAACTGCTGCAAAAGCAGCTGGATTAGAAAAAGGTGATCTCTATTTAAAAGATGGAGACTCAGCTATTCACATTGTATTGACTTAGTCAAATAACTATAGCAAGGGTAATACCTTGCTTTAGAAACTTAATAATAAGAATGTACATAATTATGTACTTTTGACTAAAACAATTATTAATTTTAAAAACCAAATGTTATGAGTGATTACACTATTGTAGAAAAATACCAACAAGAAAAAAGGCAAAGTACTGTTGCCATCCGTCCATACTTTAATCCTAATAAAGAAAATATGGGATTAGAACAATACGGTTTAGCTATGCATGATGGAGTTTACCATGAGGAATCTCTTGCATGTTTAGAAATGAATGGAGTTAAAAGATATGTTACTGGATTAAATGAGTTTGCTCCAGAAGTTAAAATGTTACCTCCAAAAGAAAAGAAAGAAAAAATAAAAGAAATTAGAACAGTAGTTGCAGAGCTTGAAGCAGAATTAGCTGCTAACATAGTAGATCCAGAAGATAAAGATTTTTGGAATAAACTATCATTATTAAAGCCTGATAATTCTAAGTTCTGGGATAAGATCTCAATCAGATGTGGAAATGATCCAGTCTTTTTAGATCCAGAGTATGATCCTTATGATAAAATAAAAATATATGCAATTAATGCAGGTGGGTTTTCTATTGTTGCTAAATCTCTAAGAGCAGCTAAAAGTGCTCCTAGAGCTCCTAAGTTTTACTTAGATAGTTTAGAAGAAACTTTAAGTACAAGAACTGAGTTAAGCAAATTAAGAAACAAAGCTGTAGTTGAATTAGAAAAATTATTTGATTCAAACACAAGCAAGTTAATGTATGTAGCAAAAGTTGTTGATGTTAATAGTAGTCAATATGTAAAGAGTACTCCAACAGATATTCTTTATGAAAATATGAATGATTACATTAATGGAAATGGTGCTGAGTCAAACAAGAAAAGGGCAGCTCAGAACTTTTTAGATGTAGCAAGATTGAGTATGGAAGAAATTAAAATAAGAGCTTTAATTAAAGATGCATTATTTTATAGATTCCTAACAACAAAACCAGGTGGTTGGATTGAGCCTATTGATAGTGGACATAGATTAGGTAAAATTCCTGCTGAGTGTTTAGAATATTTAATGAAACCAGAGAATGATGAAATTTTAGATTCTTTATTGGCTAAAGTTGAACCATATTGGAACTCATAAAAAAAATAAATGGAAAATAGTACTCTTATAATTAAACTCAAACAAAGGCTAAATAAATTAGATAGTCAAGATTTTGATAATATTGAAACATGGCAATTTATTGAAGCATTTAATAAGTGTCAAGTTGAATGGTGTAGAAGAAATTTACACGGTGGTAACATGTACAAAGAAGGAGATGAGTTATCTAAAAAAAGAATAGATGACTTACAACCTTTACTAATAGAGTTATCTCTTACAGGTACTCAGTATGATGATTACTTTGAAGCTACCAACTTTCCACTTGAAACTTATTTAGAGTTTAAAAGAGTAAGTACTGATGCAACAACAGAATGTTGTCCAGATCCTAGATCAATGACTGTATATTTAGCTGAAGAGGCTAATGTTCCATTGATCTTAAGAGATCCGTTAAAGAACCCTAGTTTTGAATGGGGTGAAACGTTCTGTACTATGCTGGATAATAGAATCAGAATATATAGACAAAGTGATTTTAATATAGTAAATCCTGTTCTAACATATTATAGAAAGCCAGTATATATACAGATACCTAATGTAACAGATCCTTATACAGGTGACATCAGTTTAGTAAATGTAAATTGTGAATTTAAAGATGACTTAGTAGAAGTTATTTTAGATGACACAGCAGCTTTGATTGCAGGAGATATAGAAAACTTATATCAACAAAAAAGAGGGCAAGCACAAGCTGAAAGAAATAATTAATATACAAGTAATTAAATTGATTTTTTGTATATTATTATAGTAGCACTAACGCTACAAGCAGAGTAAACTGTTAAAATCATTTTTTTATTAACCAGTGAGGGTAATGGTCCTCACACAAATTTTAAATTATGGCTTATTTTAATCATGCATTTAACAAGACATTTGTTGTAGGTTCTGTAGCCGGAGCTGGAGTAGCAACAAGTGCACTGACCTCAGGTCAGTTTGCTCTTGTGAATGGAGATGCTTGGACCTCAGTACTTGCTAATGGTGGAGCTCCGGTTATGCCGGAAGGAGCATTAGCTTACTTAGTTCAAGGATCTTTTTATTCAAAAGACTCAATTGGTAACAATCCAGGACATGGAGGTTACAAAGAGTCAGTTAAATCTAAGGGTATTAACCCAAGATATATTACTGACTTATGGAGAGGAAACTGTTCAGTAGCATCAAAAGCTACAGCTAAATTATGTTTAGCTTCAGACTGTGCTCCATGTGGTAAAACACAATTTGCAAGAATTGATGTGAAGGGTTCACCTGCACTAAGATTCTTAAATCATAACGCATATGCAATTGGTGACTCATCAAATGTATGCTGTGTTGATGGACAAGAATATCTTGATCCAGCATTAGTTTTAGCAAAAATGATGGAACAATTAATTGGAAATGGACTAGCAAAAGATGATGTAAATTATCAAGCTGGTAATCCACTTATTACTCCTTTTGTTGCTGAAGGTGATCCTGATGGGGTAAAAACTTTTAATGCTATTGCTGCTGTAGGTGTAGGAACAGGTTATGCTCCTTCTTCAACTGCTTTAGCAACTACTGTATCACCTGCAGGTGGTTCAGGTTTAACAGTAAAAGTTGATTCTATTACTGCTGCTGTAGTAACAGTTTCATTAACTGCAGGAGGAACAGGTTATACTAATGGTGCACAAACAAACGTAGCTACTACATCTGATGGTGCTGGTACAGGAGCTACTATTAACTATACAGGTTCTGGTAATGCTATTACTTCTCCATCATTAGGTAACTCTGGTGGTTCAGGATATGTTGTAGGAGAGGTTCTTACAGTTGCAGGTGGTAGTAATGGTAAAGTTACTGTTGCTTCTATTGGTGCTACAGGTGCTATCAAAGCAGTTACTGTATTAAACGAAGGATCTGGATATTCAGTAGGAGATACTGTTACTGTAGTAGGTGGTGGAAATAATGCTGCATTAACTGTAGCTAGTGTTTCTGCAGGATCTATTGAAGTAACTGAAACTACTGCTGCTGGTGTTGTAACTACAGAGTATTACACTATAGCACAAGCTGCTGGTGTAGCTGCTGCTGGTAACTATGTACCATCAACTGATCCTAATGGATCTACTAAGATTTCAGCGTGTGTAACTTTACAAGGAGCTTACGTTGATACTGTATTTGGTAACTGTTCATTTGATACAAGAGATCATTATAATGCAGAGCCAGTTGAAATCATCTTATCTTCATTAGATGAAACTGGTAACCCATGTAATGATTGTGGTGTAGCATCTAGAACTCCAGGATCAATGCAACAAACACAAGGTGAGGAAGTAATTAGAGAACTAATAATGTCTGAAAGATACAGACAAAATCCTTACAACCAAGGAAACGCAGACAGTGCAAGATTTAGAGAAATCCAAATGTCTGATGAATTACTTGCTGCTGTAGATAGAACTGCTACTTATAGAGCATATTATTTACAACACAGTGTTCCAAGGTTTAACAACCCAAGTGGGGTATTTGATAATGATCAGTATGTTTATAAAGTATACATCAAGTGTGATGACGGTGCTTTAAAAACAGCAGTGGATAATATGTGGGAATCTATACATAAGTGGGCTGAGGCTAACTTTAATATGGTCCCAGTAAGATATAACCAATACTGGTAGTCATTACTTATCTTATATTATAATTAGAGCAGGGGTAAATCTCCTGCTCTTTTTATTTTATATTCTGTTTAATTTTTTGTATATTATTTATATAGTATATAAAAGTAAGTTCAAATGGCCAATAAACATATTTTAAGTTTAGAGATACCAACAGTTTCTAACTGTAATCTACTGTGTATCAAGGATACAAGTCAGTACTCTAAAGATTTAGCAGTAGATTGTGAAGAATTACAAATAACATTACCTGGTTTTTCAGTTCCCGTACTAGTAAAAGTAGATAAAGATTTTGACATGTGTTTAACAGCATGTGCACTTAATTTACAAAAAGAAAAGTGTGGTGATACTCAACAAAACATTCCAGATGGTATTTATATTGTAAGATATAGTGTATCTCCAAATAGCAAAGTATATGTTGAATATAATCATTTAAGAGTTACTGCATTATTAACATCATACTATGAAGTATTATGTGATCTTGATGTGCATGCTTGTCAACCTAATTCAACTAAAGAATCATTACTAGCTGAATTAAGTTATATAAGAACTATGATTGATGCAGCAGTTTCTAATGTAGAATATTGTTCATCAGCAGCACAAGGAATGCAATTATATAACTATGCAAAAATTAGATTAAATAAGATCATCTGTCCTACAGGAGACTGTAAGGGTGGCAGTAAAGCTTATTATTAAAACCAATAAATTATGAGTAGCACATGTGCACATTGCAATAGACAGTTCACTTGTGGGTGTCAAAAAGCAAATGTAGATGGTATAATTGTCTGTAAGACATGCGTTACCAACTATAAACAAAGTAAAGCAAGTCAAGCTAAACAAGATCCTAATAGAGATAAAGGTCTTGAATTAGCTAGACAACAAATAGTAGATTTAAGAAATAAATAGTATGGCTGTAGTATCATCATCTAATACCTTGCAACAGGAACATAATTCTTTGATGAAAAGAATACAGATTGAACAAAATTTTGCAAATCAAGCATATGCAAATTTTAAATCAGTAAAGTTTGGTATTAGTCCATGTTGTTATACAGATCTAGTAAATGCTACTATAGATAAAGATTTATGTGATTGGAAAAATTCAAAAAGTAATAAGGTCATAGTTGCAACAAATGCAGATAGCTTATTCTTAGAACCAATTGCACAAGTAAATGAAGATGTTAGTATCTCTTGTCCAGTAATACCAACAAACGTTTGTACTATACTAGACTTAGAGTCAATATTAGCTGACACAGGAACATTTACATTTTGTCAAGATGCTCCATTAGCAACTTGGACAATAACACATAATTTGGGTAAGTTTCCATCTGTTACAGTAGTTGATAGTGGTAATAGTGTAGTAGTAGGAGATATAGATTATATTAACTCAAATGTAATAAAGTTAAATTTTAACTCAGCATTTGCTGGGTGTGCGTTTTTAAATTAAATAAATAAATAAATAAAAATTAAGTAATCATGGCAAGTATTAAATATTTACAAAATATAGACCTCAATGGTAGTGAATTGCAAAATGCAGTTGTACAGAATTTAGGGTCTAGTCCAACCGTATATGGTGATGGGCAAATTTACTATGACACTGGTGTAGATAAACTATTTTTACGTGCCAACGGTGCATGGGTAGCTGTACAAACAGGGTCAGAAGGAGATACAAAGTATGACCTTACAGGTGTTGGATCCACAAATGGTACAGCAGGTGTAAGACTTACAGAACAAGGAACATCTAATCATGATGATGTATTAATTGTTGGTGCTGGTACAGTAGGAGTAACAAGAAGTGGTAATACACTGACAGTTACAGGAACTGACTCAGCAGCTGGTACAGTAACTTCCGTGTCAGGTGGTACTGGTATTACAATTAGTGGATCAGCAACAGTTACTCCAACAGTTAACATTGACTATTCAGGAACTGACAATGCAATTTTAGCTGCTTCAGCTGCAACACCTGTTGGTGCTGATACATTATGGTTCTCTGATGCAAGTGATAATACAATTAAAAAATCATTGTTATCTAACTTCCCAGGATTTGGGGCAGATGGTACAGTACTTTCAGTAGGTTCAGGTGCAGGTTTAACGGGTGGTACAATAACTACTACTGGTTCATTAGCAGTAGACTATGCAGGAACTGATAACGTTATACTAGCTGCAGGAGATGGAACATCTGTAACATTAGCAGATGCAGATGATTTCTTATTTTCTGATGCAACTGATAATGCTGCTAAATATGCAAACTTATCTCAATTAAAAACATATATTAATGCATCTGCTGGTTCTGTAACTTCAGTAGGTGTAAGCGGTGGTTCAACAGGAATGTCTTTTAGTAACTCTCCAATTACTTCTACTGGTACAATGACAATGTCAGGTACATTAGATGTAGATAATGGTGGTACAGGACTTTCAAGTTATACAACGGGAGATATACTATATGCTTCTGGTGCATCAACATTAGCTAAATTAGCTATAGGTTCAGCAGGACAAGTATTAAAAGTATCTTCAGGTGGAATTGTAGAATGGGCTGCAGATACAAATACAGGACTTACAAGTGTTGGTATTACAGAAACAGGTAGTGCACTTACAATTTCTAATACTCCTCTTACAGCAAATGGTAACATAAACATTGCTGGTGCAGGTACTTCTTCACAAGTAATTTTAGGTAACTTAACACTTGCTACTTTACCAGTAGATGGTGTAACAAGTATAGGTATAACTCCAGGTACAGGATTAGATGTAAGTAATTCACCTATTACAAGTAGTGGTAATATTGGTATTACACTTGACTTAAGTGAATTAACTACAGTTACAGCTATTGATCCTGCTAATGATTTCTTAGTAGGTGTAGATGGAACGGCTAATGAAAAAATATTATACCAAAATGTACATCTTAACCAATGGGGTGCTGCTGAAGCTGATGTAAACATTGGATCAAATAAATTATTGAATGTAGCAAATGGTACAGCATCTTCTGATGGTGTTAACTTAGGGCAAGTACAATCTCTTGTAGCTGGAGTTGGTGTATTCCAAGGTGGATATAACGCAAATACAAACACTCCTAAAATAGCAGGTACAAGTAACATTGCACTTACTACAGGTGACTTCTTTGTTGTTACTACAGATGGTACTATATCTTTCAATGGTAGTACTGTAGCTGTAGAGGTTGGTGATATGATTTATGCTAATTCAGATATTAGTGCAAGTTCCAATCCAGCAGAAACAGCTTATAGTATTGTTATTCAAGATCAAAACATTGCAGGTACAGGTTCAACAGATGGAGCAACAGAAAAAGGTGTTGCTGGATTTAGTAGTGCTTCTTTCTCAGCAACAGCAAATGGATTTATCACAATCAAAACAGGTGGTATATCAAATGCTATGTTAGCAAATACTCCTAATTACATTATTGGTATTGACACAGATATTAATACTTCAGGTGTTGAAGTAGTTGATCAAATTAGTTTAACTGATGGTGTTGTACAAACATTAACTAAAAGAACATTACCTGATGCAACTACAAGTGCACGTGGTGTAGCTGAAACAGCAACTCAAACAGAAGTTAATGATGGTACTTCAGGAGATCACTTAATGGTAACTCCTGCTACATTAAAAGCTCATTTAGATGCTCAAAGTTATGCAGTAGATTGGCCATCAAGTAATGCATCATCTCAGGCTATATCACATGGTTTAGATACTTTAGATGTTATTGTTCAAGTATTTGAGAAGAGTTCTGGTAATACTGTATTCTGTGGAATTGAAAGAAACTCTACAAGTCAAGTAACAATTACTACTTCAGGTACTACTACAGCTAATACTTTAAGAGTTCTTGTTACAAAAGTAAGATAATAATATAATTAATGAAAGGGTGGTCTAATCACCACTCTTTCATATTATGTTTTTATTTTGTATTTTTGATTAAAAATAAATTAGATGGCAATAAACTTCTTAAATAATCAGTCAGTAACAGGTACTTTAAGTGTGTCTTCTATATCTAATGATAATTCTTCCTATACTGGTATATTAGTTTGGGATGGTGGTGTTCTTAAATATAGAACTAAATCACAAGTTAGATCAGATATAGGTGCAGGCACAGGAAGTGGAACTGTTACCAGCGTTGCTATTTCTAATGGTGGTGGTATAGGTGTTAGTGGATCTCCTATAACTGGCAGTGGTACAATTACTTTAACTAATTCAGATAAAGGATCAAGTCAAAATATATTTAAAAATATTGCAGTTAGTGGTCAAAGTACTGTAGTAGCTGACTCTAACAATGATACTCTAACATTAGTTGCAGCTGGTGGTATGACTATTACTACAAGTGGTGATACTATAACTTTAAACTCAGCTAATGATAATGATAATAACTATTTAACTAGTTTAAGTTTTAATACAGGAAATGGTGTTCTTACTGCAGCAAGAAATGGTCTGTCTTCTGTTACAGTAGATCTAGATGGTAGATATGTAGAAGTAGCAGGTGATACAATGACTGGTGATCTAGTGATGGATGATAATAGTGGTGCCTCACCTAGTATATATTTTTATAATGCATCAAATAACTATGCTAGATTGATGATGGATACTAGTGATCAATTTCTAATAAAAATAGGTACTACAAATGAGATGACTATGTCATCAACAGCAACTACTTTTGATTCATCTGTAACAGCTCAATCATTGGTATTAAGTAGTGCATCTGATGCTATGATTACTCTTAATCAAACAGGTACTGATACAGGATGGAGCTATATAAACTTTCAAACAAACAATGTAAGAAATTATTATGTTGGACAAGATTCAGATAAAAACTTTGAAATATATAATGATAATTTAGATGTTATAGCAATATCTGTAAAATATGCTACAAATTTTGTAAACATAGGAGGAGACTTAACAGTTGAAGGTGGTGATATTATTTTATCAGGTACCGGTAGAATACAAGGTATTGATACTGTATCCCTAGGTACAGATGCAGCAAATAAAACTTATGTAGATAATGCTGTATCAGGTGTACCTCAAGGTACAGTAACTGGTACAGGAGTTGATAATAGGTTAGCTATTTGGAATGGTACAACTGCTATTGATTCTGATGCTGACTTTTATGTAGATGGTACTACAATATATTCAGAAAATTTTGAAGCAACTGGTAAAGTAGTAACTCCTGAAGTAGTAACTCCTAAAGTAGTAGGTAGTACTATAACTTTAGATTCAGCTGGAGATATTGTTTTTGATGCTGATGGTGCAGATATTGCACTTAAAGATGGGGGTACTGAATTTGGTAGATTTACAAGAGCTAGTTCTGATTTTATAATTAAATCAATGTCAAATAATAATGATATTCTTTTAAAAGGAATTGATAATAGTTCTACAATCACAGCTCTTAAATTAGATATGTCTGATCAAGGTTGGGCATATTTTAATACAGGTATAGCAGTTGCAAACTCAGGAGCAGAAAGTACATTTGCAGGGAAGGTAACTGTTTCAGGTTTTGTTGCAGCTGCAAGTTTAAGACCTACAAATATAGCTACAAATAAAATAGTAAAGTTTGATGGTACAGACTTAGATGATTCTATAATGACTGATGACGGTAGTACTGTAACTGTTGCAGGTGATTTACAAATACAAAAATCTACACCAAAAATAACTTTTAACAATACAGCTGGTGGAGGTTTAGATCCAATATTAACTGCATCAGGTAGTAATTTTACTATTTCAACAACTAGTATTACTCCACTTTCAATAGCTTTAGATACTGGTAACACAACTATTCTTGGAAGTTTAACAGCTGCAATTGCTGCTGATACTAATAGTACATATGCAGGTATTGTTGTTTCAGAAAATGGATTACTAAAATATAGAACTAAAACACAAATTAGAAGTGACATTGGTGCAGGTACTGGTGATGGTACTGTTACATCTGTATCCTCTGGTAATACAAATACAATTACTGTAGGAGGGTCTGCAACAGCACCAACTATATCAGCTAATACAGGTGCTGTAAGTAGTAGTTCATCAAACTTAGCAACAGGAGCACAAATTCAAACAGCTATTAATACAGCTGTAACAGGAGTTTTAGCATTTCAAGGAACCTGGAATGCATCTTCAAATTCACCAACATTAACAAGTGGATCAGGTACACCCGGGCATTATTATATTGTGGGAACTGCAGGATCTACTAACCTAGATGGCATAACAGATTGGGCCGTAGGAGATTGGGCAGTATTTTCTGATTTAGCAACAGATGCTTGGCAGAAGATAGATAATACCCAAGTTGGTAATGTAACAGGTTCAGGAGCTAATACAGTGGTTTAACATTTAATACATCAACAAATCTTTTAACAGTAGGTGGTCAAGTAAATTGGTCAGGTGGTCATTCTGGAGAATCTAATGCTGCTTATGATAACATGATTACTGCATTCAGTGATTCAGGTTCTTCTACAATAACATTAACGCTTACACAACAAGATGGTGGTACTTTAACTACATCATTTAGTAATCCACAAGGAACAACTACACCAAGTAATACACAAACATTTACAAATAAATCTGGTAATATATCACAGTGGACTAATGACTCAGGTTATACAACTTTTGCAGAGCCAGGAATATTT